TTTAGGAAATAATGGTATTGATTTAGGAACTAGTGGAGAATTGACATTGAGCAGTTCTGGTAATTTACATATCAATGCAGGTAATTTCCGAATTGATAGCAATGGTAACGTAGCTGTAGAAGGTTCAATAACTGCTACTTCTGGCACAATTGGTGGCTGGACAGCAGTATATGATACAACCAATAATGTTATCACGAGTAGATTATCAAGTGGTAGTGGCGATAATACAGTGGTTTTAGATAGTGGAACTACAGGTGTAAACTATGCTATATGGGCTGGAGACTCGAATCCTGCAAATGCTGAATTTAGTGTTACTCGTGGTGGTGTTTTAAGTGCGACGGGAGCAACTATTTCTGGTGCACTAACTGCTGGTAATACAAGTAATATTGGTGGTTGGATAGTTAATAATGGTATTCTTTATAGTGGGACAGATGCTGTTCCAGGAGATGCTACTGCCACATCAACATATGTTGCTCTTGATTCAAATGCAGCTGATGACTATGCAATTTGGGCTGGAGATGCTACTGCAAGCGCGGCGCCATTTAGAGTTAAGAGAGATGGTACTGTATATCTAACTGCTTTAAAAGCAATTACATACAATAGTGAAGGAACTGCTGTAGAGTAGAATGTAAACTTAGCAAATTATCCGTTCTGGCCAGTTTATAATGGAAGTATTAGTAGTACTTCTTCAACAAATGGATATTGTACATCTATTACTTTACGAAATGGTACAACTCTAAATTTTACTAATCCCACTGCTTCTACTAATTACTGGAGCGGATGGAGTGGTGGGCAATATGCTGTAAGATGGAAAAATTCAACAGGAACAATAATTGCTTCTACTGCTATTGGAGGCGCAGAATTAACAGGAACTCCAGATTCAACATGGGCCTGTGATTATTCTGTTTACGCTAATGATGCTGTAGGAGACGAAGGTCATGGTAGTACAATTTATAGTTCAAAAATGGATGTTTCAGATGTATATGATGCTGTAAAATTATCTGGTTCTTGGAGCGGCTCAACTTATACCGTTAGTAAAGGTAATACTGGGAATAATACTGCCTCTATTAGTGTTCGCGCATGGACGAGTGAGGGCGGCGGAACTATTCACCCATCCTTTGGCGATGAATTAGAAGTATATGCTTAGGCTTCTACAGGAGGTTCATATGTTACTAGAGATACAATACTTGTTTAGATTCCTGCGCCAAATGGCTAGTATCCTGAAACTATTACAGCAAATGGAACAGTAACTGGTATTGATAATTATTCTAGTATTGTTATAGACGTTCCAGTTGGAATAACCCCATCTGGCGATATATCTATAACAACAAATGGTACTCACGATGTAACTAATTATGCTAATGCGGTAGTAAATGTTCCAGTTGGAGTATTTCCATCTGGTAATTATGCTTTTACTGCAAATACTTCTAGTCCAGTTGATATTAGTGGATATGCTACAGCAACAGTTAACGTTCCTGCGAGGACAGCTGGTGGTGTAGGCGGAACTCTTGGTGCTCCAACTGGAAATATAGCAGAAGGAAATGTAACAGTAACTTATAGTAATAATCAAGGTTCAACAGCTAATGTCCCTGGTACTTTTAACGTAGCTGCAGTTATAAGTGCTGCACGTCAAGGATATACTGCAGGCACATTTACTGAAATAGGACGTTTACCAAAAACTGTTAGTCAAGTTACTGGAACGAAATTAGGCAGCTATGTTTCTGGTCCAGTATATAAAAAATCTGGTAATACTTATTATGAATTGGATTATGAAGTATACCGAGCTGGTGACGCGTATTCTTATTGGAGTTGTAGCAATTGGGATACATTATACTCTAAATCCTAATAAATAAAAAAAAAGACCCTCTCTTTCGAGAGGGTCTTATTTTTTTTACCTATTACATCATGAATGGCTCTAACTTAGCCATCTGAGTTGGAGTAAATTCAATATCTCCAAGAGAATCAATATCGATGGGTTCGCAATTTACTTCGATAGAACTATTGACAAGTTCGTTATACTGATTATTGAACTCATCAATCTTGTCAGGATATAGCTGGCAATTGCCATTCTCATCCACAATTAGCTCACCATTGTCGTCTTTCTTGGCGAACTTCTCAACTAAATTGCGGCGCTGTTCCTCATAATCGCCATAGGCGCGCTCAATCTCCTTTAGAAGACGGGCGGTCTGGAAAGCAACGCGGGCGCGTAGTGGGCGACTAGCTAGATCGCGCATTACATCAACACTATTGATTACATCTTTTAGGACTATAGTCATCATATTATATCTTCTCCCCATGTAGATTTACTATTTTTTATTATATGTGCAAAGTATTTTCCAATACATATTGCGTCTGCTTCATCTTGTGTACAATCTTGATTGTACCACAATTTTACTTTTTCTTGCGCTTGTTTTTTCTTATTTTCACGGCCCTTACCATCACCAACATTGCAATAATTGCGCCAAGTATTTACTGATACCAAATCGTGGTCTATGCATGCTTCAAATAGGGTATCAACTAAAACTCCTTGTAAATTGGCAAGTACTCGGTAAGTTTCAACTTGAAACTGGTTATGACCAAATTGTTGTAACTGGATATTCTCAATTCCAACAAAATCTGGTTCCCACTCTTCAAGGGCGGCCCGTAACCACTTTTTTACGTCATTGATGCGCTGCTCTGCGTCATCTCCAACAGATTTGTAAGTTCCATAACTTACCAAAACTCCATCGTCATAGATTGAGTATCCTGTGATGTTGGTCGCGGCATCAAGTCCAAGAACTCGTGTTGTGTCTATCTTTTTGATAGGCACTTTATTTTTTTTGACCTTATATGGGTCGCCGGCCATGCATTGCTCACATATAGGATGTCTGCGCCAGTTACCATAAGTCTAACTTTGTATATGTCCCGCAGGGCATTGCATTTCTAACTCTGTATTTAGATTCTTATAAGTGTCAGAAATTAGTTTCCATCCCTCTTGCTCAAGATGGTTTCTAACACTATAAATATTGATTGGCATTACTTGCCTGTGCTGCCAAAACCGCCTTCGCCACGCTCGGTCTCATCAACCTTTTCAACTTGAACACCCTTGAAGCGATATACTGGCTCAAGTTCAATCTGTGCGATACGGTCTCCGGCACTAATAGTATAATCAGAGTCAGAATTGTTATCAAATAGGATAATTAGTTCGCCACGATAGTCACTATCAATTAGGCCAATCATATTGCTTAGACGAAGAGGTGTCTTTGCGCCGATACTAGAACGAGGACTTAGCTTCAACTTCCATCCCTCTGGAGTACCAAATCTCACACCTGTATGGACTTTATTACCTAGGGTGTGTGCATGAATAACTTGGTCTTCAATCGCATATACATCTGCGGCCGCGTCAGTTTCATGCGCATAAGTTGGCATACGCGCGCCTTCATCTAACTGAATTGGCATTTCAATATCATAGGATAGATAACGCTTTCCAACTTCATTGAACATATCAATAAAGATACGGAACATACTATTTAGAACGTCACGCTTTGCTTCAGAAGGCTGTAAAAGCTCTATCATATCGTCAAAACTACTATTCATATCCTTTACACGACGATGGCACTCTACACGACTAATACCTTCCTGTTTGAAGCCAGCAATAATTTCCTGAATGGATTGTTCGCGCATATCAGGAGTAAAGGAAGTTGTTAGCATTTCACTAAAACTCTTTGTCATTTCAGGTGTTAGCGCTGCGTCTGGGATACTCATAATTGCTTCAATAGCATCCATCAATGGCTTTAGGTTTTCATTCTGTGCTGCGAGGTCAGCAAGAGCCATCATACCATCATTTGTTTCACTCATTTGAATCTTCTCCTTATTCGTTGAATGTCTTTTCTAAGGTTACGATAGCCCAAGATTCGACAATCTCGCCTTTCTGCTTTTTATTCTTGATAACATAGCCAGACTTGGTAAGAGTATAACCCTCACTTAGAGAATCGGTCTTGACCTTCTCAATCATCTTTACGGCTTCGTCTTCATCATTTACACGATACACATCAGTTGTTTTCAGTAGAATCTTCATAATTTACTTCTCCTTCTTTTTCTCTTTTTTCATTTAGTGTTCTTAGTCTTTGGATTAGGTCTATATAATTCAATTTCTGCGCAGTATCCGTTACGGTTTCTATGCGAGAAACATTGTTTTTGCCTTGCTTTTTTGCCTGTTTGCGGCGTTCCGCTCTATTACGAGGGCGATACTGACTATTTATTTTAGCTACTGTAAAGGCTGAAATATTCTTTAGAATCTCCTCTGGAGTATCCGCGCCAATTAGTTTTTCCGCATCCGCTGGCGTAAGTTGTTGAACTTCTGCGAATCTTTTGATTAGGTCTTCTCTTGACGGAAGTTGATTCACTTGAGTTTCTAATTCTTGCTCTGCCATTTTATTCTCCTATTATTCCTCTAAGTATTTCAACTATTGTATAAAATTGGGATTTAGTTTGAAGCTCTACCAAATGAATAAGGCCATCATTTTTAGGAATAAAATCTGCGTGGAAGCTGCCAGTTTTTTCATATGAAGCATACATTTGTTGATTACACCACCCTACTTCAAGCTGCCCATTTGAAGTATAAGTTACTATAGGTTCTTTCGTGTGAGCCCAAACTAAATAATATTTACCTTCATTTTTTATTAGACAGACAAATAAATTTGAAAAACCACGATATTCAATAATTTTATCAATAGTATTTTCCATTTAGCCGCCTCCACCTGCATTTTTATTATAACCATTATTTACTGTATCAAAGAAATTGATATAATATTTTTCTAACTCATTCAATTGCTCCTTGTCACAATAAATAATAACTTCCAAAGTCCAATTCCAAAAGCCTGTTTTCCAAATCTCATGATGAACCGCTTGGTCTGCGATAGTTTTTATTCCAACGCTAGATTTGAAGTGGTCTGTCAACCTCTTCTTTACGTTAGTGCTCTTACCAACATAAGCCTTTCCATTGTCAAGATTTGTTATTTTATAAATACCAGACTTTTCTTCAATGCCTACTCTTCGATAGGTATCTTCAATATATGGTTTGACATACTCATTCCAAACTAACTTATTTATTATATCGGGATGTTGTACTCGCTATGAAACTTCTGTTACTAAAAAGTTTATATCTTCTTTATATTCGTCTGGAACTTGTATGGTATAAAATAATCGTTGTTGTCGCTCCATTTCATATTGCTTGATTGGCGCGAGTAACGCTTCATATCGTTGTTTTGCGGCGGCAGTATCTGTTTTTGCCTACTCTTGCGCTGCATTGCAATCTTCTAATATTACTGCGGTCTCTTCTTTGATAGTCTAAATTGTTTCCTAACTTTTGCTTTCTTCATCATGAATCAATTTTTCAAAAAGTTTTTTCTTTGTCTCTAATTCATTCTCTAATTCAAAAGTTCTTGTTTTCCTCTAATCATCTACATACCAATTTATTTCCGCCATCTTATCCGTCAAAAGGTAATCGCATTTGTCTTGCGCTTCTGCAACCTACTTTTTGATTTCAGTTAGATTTTCTTTAGCAAAATATAAATCATTTTGTAATGAAGAAATTTGACTATTGAGTGAAGCTTTTTCTTCTGCCAAAGAGCTGATTTTACTATTATAGCTCTATAGACTATCTAAATCTAATTGTTGTTTTTTATTTAGTTTTATAATTAGTATGATAACTAAAATAATTAGTAGTCCAATAACTATTTCCATTCAAATCAAACTCCATTTCTCCTTTCTTACAATCTATTATATCATGGATTTTGTAAAAAGTCAAATAATAAAAAAATAAGGACGAGCATTTACTGCTCGTCCTTTATATATAATCCACAATAACAATATTCACCAACTGGAATCTCTTCTCTAAATTCTTTACAAGGACATTTGAAATCTTCTTTCCCTTCACTATTGATTACACAGGGACAATAACCATGATGAAGCCGCAAACCTTCTAGAACTACTTCTCTAATTTCAATATCTTCTGTCAAATGTTTTTTCATTGTATCCACTCCGCATATTGGTTATTAGAAGCGAGTTTTACTCCAAGAATCTCATCATAGTGAGGTTCTTGATTCATAATATAGCGGCCCCATTTTATAATAATATTATGAAAATGCCGAATACTTGCTTCGGTAATAATATCTTCTCCTTTGTTATAACCTGTGTAAATAACGATTGGGTCATTGCATTGTTTATCAATTCGTATAAACTTTATCAGTTCAATCAAATCAATATAACTGTCAAATGGTTCTAACCCTTGAAAGCAAAAAGCTTTTGTCAATGGGTTTTGTGAATATAAATTCCAAATATATTCTCCACTAATTTCTATATCTGGTTCGGCCGCCAAGCTGCCATTTTGGCAGACTTGGCAACCGTTTAGTTTATCACACTTGAAATCACAAGTGGGAAATTCTAATGTCATTACTGGCTCTTTATAGTTAGTGAAATCACAATCAATTATTCCTTTAAGTCTCATATTTAATATATCTTTGCTCCTGTAGGACTAAAATCAGATATTTCTTTAGGACTTAATCTATTATTAACTATATTGTATTCTAATTTTTCTTTTTCTTTTTTTACTTCTATTAAGGGACACCAATCTGGCTTAGTATATGGTGCTGTTTGTAAATAAGGTCGTAATTCTCTAGAATCGGTTGCTAAATGACCATGACAATATTCAAATTCATCATCAAGCAAAAAGCATCCTATGCATGCCTGCGGCATTGGTATATTGAGTTCAATTTTAATCATTTATATGTTCCCACTGACGCATTTTGAATTCTTGTTTTCTTTCTTTACTCCAAGTCTTTATTGGTGTATAGAAACCTACGATTCTCGTATATTCACATGCTACGTCGCCGCCGCAAACAGGACATTTAGTTCCGTAGAAAGCGTGATTTTTCGCGCAAGTTTGAATCTTTGTATTGAAAGCAAAATATGTAAGTCCTTGGTCTGCGATATAATTTACTGCGTCCCAAGCTTTCTCAAAGCTATCAAATGGGGCGTCAATGTTTAGGTGAGCAATTGAACCACCATTGCAATAACTATCAAATAGAGAGGCAATACGAATACGTTCAACCATTGTGGTCTTGATACCAAGTGGAATGAACTGGTTACCATAGAGAGGTAAATCTTTTACAACTGTATCAGGGAAGAAGAATTCATCTGCGGCCTGAAGCTTTGCTGCCGCGGATTCTCCGGGAATTTGTTCACAGTTGATTTTATAATCTTTATCTGCTGCGAACTCATTCTTTACTTTATGTAATACTTCGAAAATGCGCTTGCCAAAGGCGTCAGCTTTATCTGTATAGAATACATTTCCTAGCTCATCTTCACGAGTATAACCATAGGTTTTCATTGTCTCATAAATACCAATTACGCCAACGGTATTATATAAGTGTTCAAAATCTACAATACCATGAGTAAAGTTAGGAAGTAAGCCTTTCTCCACATTTCGTCTAATAATATGGCGCACAACATCCAAAACTTTACAGTCCAATTCTACGAGATGGGCGAGTGCATCTAAATACTCTTCCTCATTTCCTGGATGCTCAAGAGCTATGCGCGCGAGATTTACAGTTGAAACCTTCACTGAACCAACTTTGAGGGCAGTGCCACCAATTGAATTGAAATATCCAAGGTCTTCGATGTTACTCTTTAGACGGCAGCAATTACTTAGAGAATTGACACTATCATCAATAAATAGATTTGAGTCACTCCAAATACGATTATGCTCAATGCCCCAACGAGCAAATTCTTCATCTTGGAATTTACCATCTTTACGAAGAAGGGAAATCGTTAGTACCGGGAAGGTCATCATATTATGCTGACGAATTTCAGCAACAACTTCCATAAATACTTTTTGGAATTCTTGAATTTCATGAAGACTATCAATCATGAACGACCCATCGGGGAATTCCGCGCCGCCGAATAGTGCTTCAAGATAAGGCATATCAAAGACAGAGCAATTTGTGAAAGCAGATTGCATACCATCACGCACATAAGGCTGATTGATTGCATAAACAAAACGTTGAATTTGCTGGCGGGCGTAGTAATCAGGACTCTTTGTTGCATATCCTTCATCGCAGTCTTTCTTCCAGAAATAATACATATAAGGAATAATGTTAGGAAGCCCGACTGCGCCAGAGCTACGATTCGCGGCGAAACTGATAAATTCTTTTACAAAATCTACAAATGTGCTCAAATGCTTTGGAGGTTCTGCGTTGAAGTTATTGAGGAAAAACAGACCTTTTTCTGCAACATCTTTTAGGTCATATGCAAAGCAGTAATGAATGTAAGTGCTTGTATCTGCATCATGTAGATAAAGTTGTTTAGTCCACTCTTTTTCTAGCCATTCATTCGCAGTTTGAAAACCATATTTCTTGTTTAGTTCATAATAAATTTTATTATAAGCAAGTAGTTTCCTGTGCGGCTTTGGCATTTCATTCATTAGAGTGCGCATATCTTTATTGCCAACATTTGAGTTACCGTCAACAGATACATCTGCAACTGTTTCTTTATCAATAAAGTTATCAATAAAATCTGTATAGGAGAGCTGATTATCTCCAAAACCATTTAGATAAGCTAATTCTTCACCATATTTTTCGCTCATTCTATTATAAGCGGTGGTAAAGTTCTTATTCAATCTAACTTTTATATCCATATTGTCTCACCTCATTGCGCATTTATCCAATTATTGATTTCAGTGACAGATACCATCATTGTTCCATCTTCTAATTTCATAACTGGTAGGCGTTGAACGCCCATAGCAACGAGGTCGTCAATGTTTTTTTCGTTCTTGTATTGGATGCCTTTCTTTTCTAGTTTCATTTTTACCATACGGCAAATACCGCAAGTATCGCTGGTATATAATGTAATCATAATTTACCTCTCCTTGTATTAGTATTTTTTACCACAATACGGACAATGGTCTGTATGCGTCCAATTATATTTTGCGCTAAAATGCGGGCAGTTATTCTAAAGTTCCATCATTCTCATTCGTATTTTCAAGATGGTGTCTTTCTTTTCCATAGTAGAGAGTGCATGACGAAGTTCAGCATCAAGCATCTCTTTAGTATGGATAATTTCATCAATATCTATCATATTCTCCAATAACCTCCATTACTAAGCATATTGTAAGATTGTTCAAATAAGTCTTTCGCGGTTGGATGGTATCGTAAGAGAAGTTCTTTTTGCTCTTCTTCTATAACAATATCCTTCTTTGTTTTTGGCTTACGAATTTTTTGTGAGATTGTTTTTTCAAACTTTGTTTTACCTCTTGACCATTGGGTGATAAGAAGTTCTAATTCGTGTAGAGGGTTTGTTATACCAGATTTCGGCGCAATATATTTCAATTTCATCATAATTCCTTTACTCCAGAACGAGTAAAGAAGATTTAGTTTGTAAATTAGGTCTTTATAATACTGAAACGCTGATATAAATGAACCGCCAATTGGAAGGCATACATTTGAACTTGCTGTTATTTCTGCAAGAAATAGGTTTGTATATTTGCGCAACATATAATTTACGTCTTCAAGTGGTATATTTATATCTAAAATAATATCACAAGTGCGCGACATACGAGTAAATTCTCGCAGAGAAAAGAATTGAGACAATGTATTACAAACTATTGGATGTATGCGAATTATATTCGAAGGGTCGCGCGTAATAATTTGTTCAATTGTTTTCTTCCAATCTGGATAAAAGAAATCTCTATCGTAGAGATATAAGTGTTTGTTTTTCTTTATTGGAGGAATTGGAAGTTTCTTTTCTCCTGCATACATTCGATAATAGCTGTCGTCTAAGATATGACTAATTACCGAAGTTTTGATACCATCTGCATATTTTTCTTTTAGAAATTCTTTATATATAGAAGGACGAGGTATAGTATAATCAATTACGCTGTTTTTGAACGGAACGTATTGCCCATTTGTGAATGCTGTGCCACCAAATACTACATTGATTTCTGGATTGAGAAAAGCTGGTGGAACCGCTGGCCAATTATTACTTTCGCTAAAAAAGTAAATTGTACTATACCCTGTTAGTTCAGTTTCATTTAGAGGAATTAGACGGCAGAAGATGTTCTCTTCAGTCTTATAGTATGCCGCCAATTTCATTATCTCCAAATTAGGAGGCGCAAGGGCAACTTTCGTTGCGGTTTGCAAATCGTAATCTACTAAACCAATCATACCTCTGCGCGCTCCTTTTGAAGTTCTAATACTCCATAATCATTCATTCCAATAATTTTACTAATTACTGGGAGTAATGAGTTCCGCCGTTTCTTGGGAACAAAGTTGTCACCCCTACGAATGCCTTGAACTAATAATTTAGTTCCTTTACTAAACCAACTTCGTTCAACAATTGTTTTAGTTCCATCTTCATTTACACGAGATATCTGCTTATCAAATTGAGAATATTGTGCCTTATATATTTTTACTTGAACAACTCCAGTTGGAGTCAATAATGATATACTATTTTTCAATTTGTTTTTATCAATTACTGTACCAATAATTTGATGAAGTTTCGGAACTAATACTTCTTGTCCATTATTATTCACAAATGAATACTCTATCTCAGGTTCTTCCGAAAGTGAGAAGAAATCATCATACCTATCTGCTGCGGCCGCGAGTTCATGCTCATGGAAATAACAAGATATACTATCCATTTCCCACTTACTAATCGAACCATCACCATATTTTTCTGCGACCTCTGTATACAAAGCATCATTCAATTTCTTCAACATTTCTTCTTTATTATCTTTCAAATAAACTCTCATCGGCTCCATTGCCTTTTTATAAATTGCATCCCAAACCTTTTGAGAGATTGCTCTACCATTATTAGTGAAATCTAAATCAAAATTTTCACTAATAAAATTGATTGCGGCATCATTTAGACTATAATTATCTCCATCCTTACAAGTCTTCAAAAACTTATTGAACATAAATAATTTTCCATAAAATGTCATATCATCAGGAATAAGTTCCTTATTCAATAACATTTGCATATTCTGTAACGTCAATCTTTCTTTCTTATCCGCAATCGTATCAAAATAATGATGAAGAATTTCTTGTCTTGGTTTATTTTCAATATTATCAAACGCACCAGACTTTATCAAATACAATGTTTGAAGTTTATTTGTATGATTCTTCTCCATAAAATCATCAAACGAAGAATATGGACGATTTCTCATTATTTCTTTGATAATATCATTTGATATTCTTGTGATTCCACGCAGACCATAAGTTATACTATTTGTTTCTACATTCGGTGTAAATGTGAAACTCGACTTATTGATATCTGGCGGCAAAATATCAATACCATAAGACTTGAATCGTCCAATTGCGCGCGCCATCTTACCATAATCAACTGTTTTCTTGACACGCTTTACTTTTTCTTTTCCTTCACTTGCTTCTTCTTCATCATTATCTTCATTATCAAGTTCTGCTAACGCTTCTTCAATATTTTCAACAAGTTCATCTTCATCAATTTCTTCTTCCCCGTCATCAACTCCGGCACTATCAACAATCAAGTTTGCTGTGTTCCAGAATATGATTGGGAAACGACATGCTAAATTCATATTTTGAAGACCAACTATACTATACGCCAATGTATGGCTCAAGTTGAATGAATATCCGCGCTGTGTATTTACCAGAACTTGCCAAAAATAATTACATAAGTTTTCGTCAAGACCATTTTCTTTTACATTATCAAAATATCTCTTTGATAATTCTTCATAAAGTTTTGGGTCTTTTTTTGCGATTGACTTTCTCAACATATCACTATCTTTCAAACTCCAACCGCCTAATTCTTTATCTTGTATCATTGACATAATATCTTCCTGTGATGCGCAGATACCATATTCATAATCAAGATACTTATGTAATTTTTCTTTTTGCTTATCATTTAGATGATATGAATCCATTTCTTTATCCCAAAGTTTTGGATTCTTTTTGAAACGTGCATACTTTTCCAATGGCTGTTCTGCGCCTTTTTCACTTGCCATCAATCTCATAATTGAGTTTAGTGCCGCCATTTCTTCAATTGAAGTTGGCTTTGCTAATGAGATTGCCTGAATACCTTGAGGAGTATCAAACTGGAATACACTCAATATTTTATTTTCCGCTAACATCTGCCACATTTCAGGATTATTTCTGTCAAGATTATAAACCCCAATTGCGGCCTCATATGTTTCGCGCAAAGTTGCCTTCTTTTCTATATATCCATACTGTACTAACAAATCCAAACAAGTTCTCATACGAGTCAAATTTAGAGTTGCTAACAAGTCAATTTTTACATTACTAACTTCTTCACTTTCGTGCAAGTCCCAAGCGGTTACCCATTCACCACTATTCAACTTTATCAATGAGTTAGTTTCTGTTATATCTTCATCTACTATGACAACCCCACCTGCATGACATCCACAACCACACTGAAGACCTTCAATCTTTTGTGCAACATCCCACAACATTGGATATTTTGCCATTTCTTCTTGGAATGCTCTATTCGGAGGAATATCATTTTCTGGGTCACCATAATATGTTACTTTCAATGAACGCTGTAAGCCACGGTCACTTTCAATCAAACCTGCAATTGCCTGCGCCGTATCAACATCAATATCCAAACCGCGTGCTGCTGTCAATATCGCCGCTTTCGCCGCTTCAGTTCTTTCAGTTCCTACTCTTACAACTCTCAATTCACCATAATGTTTCTGAAGTGCTTCAATTACCTTATTACGACGATTACTCTGAACGTCACTATCAATATCAAGAATACTTGCGCGCTCAGGATTCAAAAACCTCCAGTAGAACAAGGGTACTTTTTCTACCATTGGATCAATTTGAATAATATCTAACAGATAATTTAGATAAAAACCTACACCAGAACCACGGCCAGGACCGACTAATGTATCTCCTTCACTCCACGCAATTTTGATATAATCTGCAACTTGTAAGAAATACTTTGTCCATTTGAATCCTTGTTTTTCTGACGCATTCCAAACTGTTTCCAATTCAATCGTCATTCGATCAATACGTTCTTGAGTCCAATAATAACTTGGATTCGTTTCACACTTATTTATAATCTTTTTTATGAATACTCTATCAGATGGTTCTGCTGAATTCATAAATATAGACCAAATTGGCGCTAAACCATCTCTCAAACTATATGGCATATCTGCCAACTCTATATCTTCTTTTGTTGGAAGATAAGGAAGTTTGAATGGCTTTCTCAAATCATACTGCTGAACTCTTTCACCAATCAATTTTGTGTTATCAACAATTTGATTTACTTTTTCAATACCAATATATTTATCCATATATTCGTGGATTTCTTGCGGCGCCATCAAGTATGTTGTCGCATAAAATTCATCAACTTCGCGGTCGCCATCTTTTGAATTTAGATATGCCTTATGAAACTTTCTATCTTCTTTTGTCAAATAGTGACTATCAGTAGTGACGATTGCTGGAATACCCAATCTTTCAGAGAATTCCAATAACCATTTATTCACATAAACTTGGTCTTTATTATCTGACGGTTGAAGTTCTAAAAAGAAATTTTCATTACCAAAAATCATTTGAAGATATCCGCACCATGCAGATAATTTTTCAACTTTATCTCTAAATAAATCACTATCTTCACTCGCGGCTGCGTGTGCCTTCAAAATAGTTTTCCCAAAATAACCACCGATACACGCCGTGCTACCAATTACATGACCTGGATTTTCACCAATAATTTCTTCCAAATCTGTATAATATGTTGGGACTCGGCGCATTTTATTTTTTATAAAACTTTGTCCATAAGCTCTTGTTGACAACTGCCTTATTTGCTTATGACCAATTTCATCAAGTGCAATCAGAATGAAGTGATAAAAACTATCTTTCTTACTATCATAATTTTCAGAATTCAAACCATTTCGGCACAAATATATTTCGTTACCAAGAATAAGTTTGAAGTTTTTCCACTTCTCATCTGCTGCTCTTTTCTTTTCAACAAATTTCAACGCTTTGATATGACTATTTACAGTTTCATGTTCTGTAAGCGCAATACCTTCGAGGCCAAGGTCAAACGCGCGCTGTATCAAATCGTTTACATTATTTATAGAATCAACAAGACGCTGATTACTTGAACAAGTATGGTTGTGTAAACTATACATCAATATCATCCTCCAATTCTATAAATATTATATCGCGATTTTTTACTTTTGTCAAATCAAAAGTCATACTTACTATCATCGCTATCTAACTGATAATCATCAATGAAAACTTGAATTGATGTGCGGCCCATGAACGTGTTGAGATTCCCGCGTCCGTAAACAGTTAGTTTCTTCATTCTATCTTCCATTACTTCTTGGATAAAATCTTCATCCTTGAATTTTACATAGTCAATTCCATTGCTTGAAATCTTGATGCTATCACGATTTGCGCCCATAACTTGGATGTTGGAAAGAGGAATATTCTTTACAACCAATTTTATTTCATCAATGTGATTGCCAAAATACTCAGGATGAGAAGTTAGTTCAGTTAGAAGTGCTAAATTACTATCATTTGCATCTAAAATATAATCTACTAAATAGCAATTTTCAAAATCCTCAGAGTTCAAATGCGTATTTGCGTAGTCGATTAGAGAATTGACTTTCATTTCTGAAATGCCGAAACCTGCGGCGCCATCGTGGCCGGCCACATAAGTGGTGAGGCCGCTATCCTCTAGGAACTTCTTGAATGACGGTAGTCCCGCGAAGTTTCCATCACTTCTAATACTTCCTTGCAACTCACTCTTGTTATTCAATCTTCCCATCATAACAGGTTTATGATACTTTGAAACAACCTGCATTGCAATTAGTCCTGTCATTTCCTGAGGAATATTGTCATATGGGTCAATTGTAACAATTATAATATTGTTTTCATCAAGTCCATCTTTTTGAATCTTGAAGTCAATCAAATCCATTGCCTTTTCTTTGATTCTATTCTGACGAGATTTTGCGTTATTACCAACTCGTGCAGTTTGTTCTGCGGCACGTTCAGTATCTCCTGCCTTAGCTCCTTTCTTACTACTTGGAACTTCACG